CCCATAGGCCAGCCAAATGTTTCAAAAGTCTTTAATATCGCATTTGCTGCACTTACTGTAGCTGAAGCCAACTGAGCTTTCCATGACAACAAGTTATACCTATATTCTATTTGGGCTTTTTCTTTAGCGTACTCTTCTTCAATAGCCGCTTTATCTACTGCTGCTTGATATTCTGCTAGAGTTTCTGCGTCTGCTTTTTGTTGAGCCGCCTTTTGGGCTTCAAGACTTGCTACTGTTGCAGCATCTCCGCTTGCTTTAGCTGCTGCGATAGCTTCGTCGTAAGCGCTAGAAACACCTTGTATTGCTGATGCTTGCTCGTTATAATCTTTCTTAGCCTCTTCTAAATCTGTTTGCTCTGCTAAGCCTTTAGCTTTTAACTCTGCGTTCATTTCAGCTTCTAGGGCTTCAATTCTAGCATTAGATATTGCACTAAATAAAGATGATAAATTGCTAAAAATATTAGATATTTCATCGGCTGTTGATTGCCACATTTCTTTGGTTGCTTCGGCTAAATCTTCCATGTTTTCTTCAGCTTTAGTAGTTGCTTCATCATCTGCTAATTTATCATAATATTCTTCTAATAGTGCTATAGCTTCTCTTTTGTATTCGCTGTCTGCATCACTAGCATTAACTAAATCAATAGCTCTTTGTTTCTCTATCTCTCTTAACTCTTCTTCGCTAGCCCCTATTTCTTCTATTTGTTGCTTGATAGTTTTGTTCTGCTCTTCTAGTTTCTTATTTGCATCAACAACATCCTGAGCGTCTAGGGCGTTATAGTATTCGTCAATCTTATTTATTAAATCTTCTATATCGTCTGCTTCTCTACCGCTATCGTTAGCTTTTTGAATTGCCCTAGCTCTTTCGATATCTCTAAGCTCTTGAGTAGTTTTGCCAACTTGCTCAATCTTTTCATTATAAGAATCAAGTAAATCTGAAAAGTTTTTAGATTGTAAAGCGTCGTAATAGGCGCCAATTGCTCCAACTGCTGCTCTTTTAGCAATATCGGTTGCGTTGCTAGCTTGTATAGTCGCAATAGCTTTAGCTCTTTCTGCTTCTGCTGTTTCGTAAGCACTAGCACCTAATAAATCTTGTTGATTTTTATATTCTAGAGCTGTATTAATAGCCGACTTATTATCTTCAATTACTTGTTCTTTCTCTGCTTTTAATCTTTCTTCGCTAGATATTAAAGCTTCATTAGCTGCAATAAGATCCATGGTCTCAGCGGCTGCTGCTTGAATCTCTGTTGTTGTATCTGCATAGGTATTATCAACTCCAATCAGTGAAGTTATTAAAGCCTTGTTAGCATTAATCTTCTCTGTGTTAGCTTCTTGTTCTGTTAACAATCCCAATTCTACAAACTTATTAGTCTTTTCTATAGCAGCTTGATATGTTGCTAGTGCATCTGCTTTAGCTGTTTCAGCGGCTTCTCTTGCCTTTTTTTCTTCTTCGGCTGCTTTAGCCTCTGCGTCTGCTTTAGCCTTAACCGCTGCTGCATCTTTTGCATATGCTTCATCACGTATTCTAGCTTGCTCGCCTAAAGAATCAAAAGCGTTTATTTCTCTTTGTAGTAATTGAGATCTTTCTTCGTCTGTTACCTTGCCACTAGCTTCAATTAGTTTGACCATTTCAATACGAGTTAATCCATAAGTATCAGCCCATAAATCTATAGAATTGCTAAAAGTATCAACATCACTAGAACTTTTTAAAATAGCATTTGATAGTCTTTTAAGTTCAGTATATCCAAGCCCTGCTTCTGTTGCTATTTGAGTAAAGGTTTTCATATCAGCAATCTTACCAAATGTTTGCTCGATTGTTTTCAACATTTCAACTGTGGTTTCAAAATCTTCAGCCGCTTTCCCAAATTTCTCAAAGTCTATATCGTCAACATGTTTTTTAATACTAACAAGTATTGCAGCAACACCAGCTAGTGAGCCTGCTATAATAGTTATAGGACTCATTAATAAAGCTAAAGCACCACCAGCGGCAGCAATGCCTCCGGCTAAAGCTGTAAATGCACTTGCACCACCCCAAACTACTGGAATACTAACTGCCAATAAACTAAAGAATATCTTTAATGGTGTTGGCAAGTCTGTTACTGTTTTAAATATGCTAGTTAGAGAATTAAGCAACAACTCAAATACTGGTTGTACACTTTCAGTAAATTCAATAGCTACACTCTGTGCTGCACTCTTCATTCTGTCGAAAGCACCGAGTAAACTATCGTTTTGTTGGATATACATTTCAAAAGCTGACATTGTTCCAGTTACTTCTTCGGTATACTTTCTAATAGCATCACCACCAGCACCAAGTAAGCTAACCATTTGACCGCCAACTTCATTACCAAATGCTGCAAAAATTTGACCAGTATCTAAGCCTAGTTCATTCAAGTAGTCAATTATATCTGCCAAATCTGTGAACTGTGGATTGATCTTTTCTATATCTGCACCCATATCGACAAGCTTACTACTTACTTCACTAGTGCTATCAGCCAAATAGCTATAAACATTTCTTAAAGCTGTGCCTGCTTTTTCGCCTGTATAACCAGCATCAAATAATGCTTCTAAGGCTCCAACAGTTTGTTCAAGATTTATATTTAACGCTCCGGCAACTGGACCAGCTTGTTGTAAGGCAAGCTTAAATTTATCCATAGTTGCAAGAGAGTTACCAATACCAGCAGCTAGAATATTAGAAACATCAGTTGCTTTGCTTGCTTCTAGATTATATTGTTTCAAAGTCGATACAACTAAAGCACTAGATGTTGCTAAGTCTGATTGTGTTGCACCAGCAAACATAAGAACACCATCAAGAGCGGCAACACTATCTTTTGCACTTAGTCCAGCACTAGCTAAAGAATATAATGCGTCAGCAGCTTCACTAGCTGTAAACCTTGTAGTTTCACCAGCTTCCTTAGCTGCATCTTCTAATAGCTTTAAATCTGCTGCACTACCGCTAGCTACTGAACCAACATTAGCTATACTTTGTTCAAAAGTTGCCCCAATCTTAACCGCACTTTTTAGTGCTACTGTAACCGCTGTAATACTTGCAACACCAGCTAAACCAATCTTATTAAAAGAGTTAGTCCATTTATTCTCAACACTTGTTGCATTAGCATCGCTTTGCTTTTTAAGTACGTTAAACTTAGTATCTACTTTAGCTATATCTTTATCTAGTTTATCAAATCTGACTCTAATCTCAGAATAAATACTTCCTAAATCTTCAGCCATTATTTTTTATCCTTTTTTTTGTTTTCTGCATATGTTATCCAAGCACGTCTGTTAAAATCATCTTTCATATAAGGTGTGAAAATACCGTCATAATGATCAGACGGATTATCATGCCCCATTTTTGCAAGTGTAGCAGCTTCAAGTAGTGCTTCTTTAGTTACTTCTTTAATATCGCTTTTATTAATACTTAAACTATAAGATGTAATTGCAGCTAGAAAATCCTCAGGTAATAACAAATCAAACCATATGCGTTTACACTCAAACTCTTCTTCTAGTGCTTTTCTTTTAGGACTGCGGGGTGTCTTACTAATTATGATTTCAATTTCATCAAGTTCTTTTTTGATGTTATCTCTATCTATTCCAGCACCAACCATTTCAAATATCTCATCATAAGTTGGAGATACTAAAGCTCTCTTTGCTATCTCATGTTGTATTTCTGCATATGCTGTCATCTCTGACAGTTTAGGTTTTTTCTTGCTACGTCTTTTATCTTCCAATGTTTCAATTAGTGAGAATTTAAGTCCGCCGCTTGCTACTATTTGAGCCTGTGTTAACTCTCTTAATTTGACTGGCGTAAGTTGTCCATAAAATGGTACAACAATAATTGGAAATTGAATATCTTTCATCTTTTCTAGTGCTGTCATTATGTCTCCTTAAAAATAAGGACTAGGTTTTACCCTAGCCCATTAATGTAAAACCGCTTTTATATTTCTTCTAGCAATAAAGCGTCAAATTCTGCAACTGTTAGCGGTATGCTTGTATAAGCTGGTTGAGATATACCGTTATCATCAACCCAAGTTAAAGCTGTATAGCTATAAGAATTGTTTGTAAATTCTCTTTCTCTAGTCTTTTCATCAGCCATACCCTTACATCTGTAGTAAACTTCTTCTTGCATGCCAATAACTGCATCTTCTCTATTTTGTCCAGATTTATACTTGTTATAGAACACTTCCATTCTGAAGTAAGGTCTATAAGTTTTGCCGGTTGGAGAATCTAAAGAACCATCATCAGCAATATGTAAGCCCTCTAATAATGCTTTGATTTCAAAATCTTCAGCGGTGTCAACAATAGAACCAGATTCGCCCTTATATTGACCATCGCCTAATACTTCAGTGTCTAATCCTTTACCATTAGTTACAGTGAAGGTTTCAGCGTCTTTTCTGTTTGGTGTAGCTCCAACACTATTAATAGTATCAGAATAAATATACTTAATACCAAAACCTTGACCAATATCAGCTAATTCTGCACAAGTATCATATACTTGAACATAGCTAGGTGTGCCTGTTGCACTAATTTTTAGTCTATCTGTTGTGCTATCTTTTTCAGCTGTTAACGGTACACTATCGCTAGTAAATACGGCTGTTAAAGCTGTTACTAATTCATCAACTGTTACTGCACTTTGGTCTGCTGCTGTACTAATATCAACATCTAAATCATAGCTAGTTGTATCAATTTTTACGGTTAATGGTACTGCTGTTGCTGTTTCTCCAGTAAAATCAAATGGTCCAACTCCACCAATAATATTATCAACTGCTGGTTGGCTTAAATCTGAATTTAAAGCTACTAATCTCATACTGTCTATGCCAAAAGCATATCTTGCATCATCTCTTTTTGCCATCTTTTATATCCTTTTCTTAAAATACGTCATGAGATGGGCTTAAAAAACTCCTACTCATGCTAATTGTTCCGTCATCGCTAGCCGGTGCGGGATATTCCGCATCACCTTCTAATACTTTTATCTTTTTATAATTACCGCTATCTGTTGTTGTTGTAAAATTGTGTAGTAAATTATAAAGCTCATTCCTTGTGTACTCTATCAATTCTAATTGATTGCCAGGATCCATGTGTACAAATATCTTATATATCGTACCCCGCCCCAAAGAATCAACCATTGGCTTTATTACAACATAAGGGCTAGGTGGCAATCTACTTGAACCGTAAACCACAACATTAGATATACTACCTGTTTTAAGTTGTGCATATATTTTACTAATCATATATCTTTCCTAAATCCCTCTTAAAGTCTGCTAAAAACTTGTTAATAGTGGGTCTAATTGCTGCATGTTCTTCGTTGTTTGCCAACTCTAAATAAACGCCATAATTAACACCATGAGCCATTCTTATACCCACGACACCATTAGCAAGTTCTTTAAAAACTGTAGTAAACATTAAATCTTTAGCAAAATTACTTCTATTTTCCCAATACTTATTGCCTTCTTGCTCTCTTTGAAAGTCTTGAATAATAAGCTTAGAATAGTATTTGCATAAAGCAATAACTGCAAGTTCTCTCTTGTTATATGCTTTCTTTAAGTTTGCTTTACTATATTCTTTTGCCATTATCCTTTACTCTCTTTAAGCGGTGCTTGATATCCTATAACTTCACCCATAAACGTCATGGGATAAACTACACCAACCTCATAATTTTCAAATCTTTGACCTTTTTGTAGAGGCGTCTTGTAGTCTGTAAGTATAAAACTACTTAGGTTAGTGCTAAACCCACTAGCCACTTCTACCTGGCTATCAATACTTTTCTTCTCGTATGCAATTCTGCATTTAATCGTGTTAATAGTCCATGGTTTGCTAGTGTCTTTAACCTCTTCTCCTATTGAATTATACACCATTGGTGGTGGTGTTTCAATATCGACTACTTTTTTATTGAGGTTGATTTGTGCTATAATCGCCTTTCTTTTTTGTCTTACTAAATTAGAAATCATAGGTCGCCACCCGCTATAATAGGTTGTTTAGTTCTACCAACTAGCCCTGTATTTGAACCGTCTAGCATGTTGTTTCTATCTTCGACTAAAGAGAGTAAATATTTTAAGTGTGCTAATCTGCTAGTTAATGATGCAAACTTAGTTGATTCAGCACCGGTTGTTGAACTTTCTATTTGAACATACCCACTTAATGTTGCTATCATATTTTTAAGAGCAACATACTCGGCTTTATCTATCCCGTATTCTGTTATCCAGTTATTAAGTCTTGTGTCTGATATGATAATAGGTATTCTTTCACCGTTGCAATCAACATATTTTGATGTATCAATTCTGTAGGCTGTTAACTCATCTGGAAAATCAGGCACTTCGCTATCAACAAGCATAGGAAAGCCTTCTGGGTCTCCTATTCTCTGTCTTAGTTCTATTACATTGTCTATGTCCATTTTATCCCCTTACTAAAAAGAGGGCAGCAACTGCCACCCTCCATACCTTTTTATTTGAACGCCTATACTAAGCTGGTAATGTAATCTTAACAATTGCACCATAACCATCATCAAGAGATGTACCACTTTGAGAAGATCCAAAGAATTCGTCATCATATTGAGTTTGAATAAAATACCAAGCTGATTCTTGTTGAGATAAGCTAAGAGCTGAACCTTCGCTTGTTTCCATAGTTAAGCCACGTTTGTTTAATATCCAGAAGTATTCTCTTGGTACAAACATGTAAGCCTCACCTTTAGTTACACCAGGGAATGACATTGTTTCTTTGCCGACTTTGAAGCCATCCGTAATACCTTGGTCATACTCAATGATATTAGTAACTGCGTCTAAAGGTGGTACGTTTCTACCAGCTGTTTTACCAAAGGCATTAAGTTGACCACCAATAACACGTTTGATACGTTTTGCATCACGTGAGTTAATTAAAAGACTGACACTAGGTACATTAATGGGTCTTTTAGTTTGTGGATTCTTTAAAGCTCTTAAAGCATCTTCAGCACTATCTAAAGTATTATAAAGTAATACATCACTAGTTGCACCACTAGTTGTATCAGCTGCAACAGTTTGAGCGGTGCCATAAGAAGTTGCTACAATCTTACCAATTGTCATTGAGTTACGTTTATCGATATAAGCGTCTGATACTGCTTCATTAACTTTAGCTACGGTATAGAATTGGTTATAAATTAAGTTGTGTAAAGTTTGAGCAAATCCTAAGCCGTAAGCTTTCATTGTAACAACATTAACAGAACCAGTTGCTTGTTGAATTAATGGAACATCATCACCGTTTAATTGGACTTCTTTGAAGTTACCCCTATACTTTAAGAACTCTTTTAAAGATACGTTTTCAGGGAAAGCTTCATTGGTTAATTCAGTTGCAATTAAAGCTGTTAAGTCACCTTTCTCCATATAACGTTTGGTGATATCAATCATATACTTAGCAAACAACTCATCAATCTCTTCTTGAGATGGAGTATTTGCTGTATTTTTATACTTAGCAACAAACTCATTAACTTCGTTTTGTAGCTTTAAATATCCTTCTGTTTGTTCCCAGTTTTGAGACATTTTAACTACTTTGTTTTTGATAAAATCTAATTTAGTACTCTCTTTAGCACTAAGATTATCATCTTTACCACCTCTATAAAGGTTTAATGGCATGGCCATTCCTTTCTCTGCAAGCTCTTTTAAATATGTTTCTTTATTATAAAATTTAGCCATTATTTACTCCCTTACACTGCTACAACTTCAGTAAATCTGAATTTCTCAAACTTAATCACGCCATTGCTATCTTTAACTGATGTTAAATATCCGACAGGATAATAACCCGCTGTTTCTGTATCACTTAATGTTTTAGTTGTTGGGTCATAATATACAGTTGCTAACAATGTTGCAAAAGTATTTTCTGTTGCGTGTAAATCATCAGATTGTACTTCTAACTCTGCTCTTACATCAAAGTTGCCAACTTCACCACTATCAACATCTTCCCATGCAATAGCAACGTATGGTGCGATTACAACTAAATCAAATTGACTAACATCTGCTGCAGCTGTTAATCTTACGCTATCTCTAGCTAGTTTTTCTTCAAATATATTAACTGCCATTGTTTAATACTCCTCTGTGTCGAGTTCTTTTTTCTCAACTTTTTTATCTTCTATCTTAACACCTTCACCAGCTGCCTTTTTAGCAGATAGGTTAATCATTACAGGATCTTTTTTCATATCTTCAATAGACATGCCAGCTTTAGAGTAATTTTCTGCCAAAGCTCTAAGTAAATTAGTTTTTTCAGCGTCTTGTACGCCAAATGCTTCATCTAATTTTTGTTTTTGTTCTAAAAGATTGTACTTATTTTCAAGTTCTTTAATCTTTTCATCTTTAGCTTTGTTATCTTTAACTACATTGTCATACTCTCTAAGCTTAATCATGTCATCTTCGCTTTTGAGAGAGTTTTTAGCGTTAAGAACTTCAGCTATCTCATCAATTTTAACATCTGTAGATGTTTTTAAAAAGTTTAATACTGCTTTTTTATCCATGCTATTCTCTTTTCCTTTTTTTACATTAAAACAATTCATTATTTGTTTTTTGTAGAAATTTATATCTTTTGCTGTTTTACCAGTTTTTTTAAGCTCATCAGCAAATCCAACATCCACTATCTCTTGACCAGTATACCATGTTTCAGCGTGCATCAACTCTTGTACTTCTTCAACAGATTTATTAAGAGCCTCAGCATACTTACTAGCTATAGACTTTTGAATACGCTCATTAGATTCAGCTTCTTTTTTGATATCTTCAGCATTTCCCTCAACATAAGATGTAACATCATGTATCATTACGTTGCTAATATCTTGAGCTATAACGTGGTCAAATGCCATAATCATATAAGTAGCTGCAGACGCAACCAAAGACCCTAGAATTAGGGTTTTATTGCCTTCGTATTTATCAAAAGCTAGGTATACTTCCCAGCCGGTAAATACATCTCCACCGGCTGAGTTTAGAGTGACTTCTATCTCTTCACCGTTAGCATCAGCTAGAAAGTCATTAATAAGGTCGGGAGTTATTTCCCAGCCTACAAATCCACTTAAGTTTAATTTTTTCATAACTATATTATAAAGGGTGAAAGGAAAGTTTTCAATAGTGAGTACTTACTTATATTGTGTACCCGTACTTACTAGCCCACTCATCTAAATAATCTATATCTGCACCGTCTTTCCATTTGACTAAATCATTAACAAAATCAGTCTGATTTCTCAATATAGCTTGAACATAACAACTACAGTTTGGGTGCGGATTACTAGGTATTTCATCAGCCTTGTAAGGTGATCCAGCAGCTAGACTTGGGCATGCACACGAATAATCAGCAGCACCAAACTGTCTAATCCAATTATATAAACCCGTACACCCTGGATTAGCTTCACTGCTAGTTACCTCAACATTTCGCATTGAGTTGTATATTTCTGTTCTTACAAGTCTAATAGCCCTATAATCTACATTCTGTGGAATACGTTGCACAAAGTCTCTTGCACCAGCTTGTAATTTGCCGTACCTCTTCATTAGTTTAGTTTTGCCACCAACTGTATATTCTTGTAAGTCTTTAGCTATTTGAAAAGGGTCACGACCTTGAGCAAATCCAGCAGATAATACAGTCTTGATATCATCTTGATATTTAGCCCCTATCTTCCACACTCTTTGTGAAAAACTATATCCATCTTGCCATACTCTGTTAACCATATCTGTTACTGCTTGAGTGTTAATATCTTGAATTATAGTACTAATCTGGACCGCATCAAATCCAGTTTCAATAAGATATTTCTTATTAACTGCTGATATCTTTTCTGCGGTTTGTTGTACACCTGTCGGTAATTCTTCACTTAAAGCTTGAGCAATATCATCAGCTGCTTGTTGTAGTCTTAATGACAGTTGTAAGTCTGTTTGAATATATAAGTCAAAAGACTCGGCAGGCAAGGAGGCTACACGCTCTGCTAGATCATCACTTGCTTTTTGATATATTGTTTGGATTTTCTTCTTCACAGAGTTTTCAATTGTAGGTATTTTATCTCTTGCCTGTCGAGTTAATTTTTCATATTGTTGTTTGGTCATT